TTACTATTGATGAAGATTTAAACGAAAACATTACAATAACTACTCAAGATGTCGAGCCTTCAGGAAGTAATTTAAAGTATTATTTATATTTTGATGATTATACACTAAATATCTATAAAAGCAATTATCAAGGTACTGCATCTGAAATATATGGAACATTTACACTTAAAAAGTCAAGTGTTGATACTATATTAAGCCCTATCAGAGGAACAGGATTAGAGTTATCTTTAGAGGCAAATCAAACATTGACCTTTGATGAATTTTTAATCGAAGATGAATTTACATATAAGACTGAACTATTAAAAGGCAGTCAAACAATATTTGAAGGATATATTAAGCCAGATGGATGCCAACAAAGTTTTGTTAATGACATTTGGTATATTAATATAGAAAGTAATGATGTTTTAGGTGCTTTAAAAGACTTATCTTTTGTACAAGCTAATGGATTAAGGTTTACAGGTAAAATGTCTGTTTACGATGTTATTAAAGGTTGTTTAGATAGGACAAGATTATCATTAACAATTAACACAAGTACTGAAATTGAATATTTAGATTATACAGGTGAAAATATATTAAAAGATATTTACGTTATTTCAGAGCGATTTATTAAAAACCAAAACGATATTGTTATAATGGATTGTAACGAGGTTTTAACATCGATGCTAAACATGTTTAGTGGTGTTATTACTCAACAAGATGGTCAATGGTGGATTTATAGACCTAATGACTTACAATTAAATGGTTACACTACATTTATTAATCAAGATACAAATACAACTTTTACTAAAAACTTAAACGCTGTTTTAGGTAGTCAAATAAATGGATTTTATCCTCATCATTGTGATAGCAACCAACAAATAGAAGTTAAAGGAGCGATAAGCGGTTATAGATTAAATTATCAATATGGTTTTTTAGATGGATTTATTAAAAATCCTAATTTAAATCATGATGAGGAAATGGTTTACACAGATTGGCAAACTGCTGAAACAATACCTGCCTTTGTTACAATAATAAATGATCCTTTAAGAACTTCAGGATTATATTTAAGAAATAAATTGCCGACAGTTTGGATTCCTCCTGCTGTGTTACCAAGTGTAGGAATTACGGAAATATTAACATCTGACACATTTCCTGCTGTTGCAAACCAAATATTAACCTTTAGAGCAAAAATGTCTACGAAAAACGTAACTCATTTTTTTAGGTTTCAAATATTTACTGATGATGGATATTATCTAAATCGAAATAATGTTTGGGTTTTAGATGATACTGCTTTTATACAAGTTAGATGTGGTACTTTTAAAAGGTCAGAAGTTTTTTTAACTTATGAATTGTTAATGCCACCAGTTCCTAATGATTGTGATATTACTGTTATAATATGCGCTCCGCAAATATTTCCGCCAATATCATTTCCTGATACAATAGGATTGTCAAATATTAGTTTTATTCAAATATTAGATAATGAAATACAAAAACAAGGGATTGTTGGCGAGTTTCACACCGTAACAAGATTTGATCCTCCAAGTTCAATTGTTAAAGAAAATCAAAAAGTATTTAATGGTGATGGCGAATATATTTTAATTGGCTCAATTTATAAATCAGATGAAGTAACAGTTACAGATTTTTGGAGTAGAAAAGGTAAATTTGAGCAGTTACCATTATTAGGTATTTCAGCAATGGATGATTTGAGAATTCAATCAAATCCTATAAAAGTATTTTCAGGCTCTATATTTGGTCAAATACCTTATATGTCAGTTATTACTATTGATAACATTACAGGTTTATTTATGCCAATTGAATATGATTATGATTATAAAACCAATAAATCACAAGTAAAATTGTTGGAGTTTTATAACACAGACATAGCAGACATTCAATATACGATAAGTCCTGATTATGGCAATAATACGGTTAAGCCAACTATTAAAGGATAGTTTTTCTTATTGGCAATCCGTTTTCATCTTCCTTAATGGTGAATACTACTTTGCATCGGCAGTTAATTACATTTCCTGCTGATGCATTTGGATCGCCAGGATACATTATATTTTCACCACTTGTAAAGAATGGCTGATTAAGACCAACTTTTACGCCATTCATATCTAAATGGTCATAAATTGAATTAGGCGGTCTACGAGTTCTATTGTCTTGAACACTTATCCAAGTTTTCTCTAAAACAAAGTCAGAGTTTTGAGCAGCAACAACGGTAGCGTAATTTGTTGCTGTTGTGGTTTCAGTTCGTGCTATTCGTAAAGCTTGGTATTTATACCATCCAAATTTATTTTGCAAGTTTCTTGTTATATCAGCAACTGATAGGTTATTCTCATAACCATTTGCAATAACAGCAACAATTGCATCAATTAAAGTTTGATGAACTGAAACAATACGTAAACCCATATTGGAGTTAAGCCAGTTGGCTATAATTGTTTCAAAGTCTAATTCAGCTTTAATGCTTCTTTTAATACGTTTGTATTGTGGATTGCCTAAAGTAGTATAAATTTCTTTATACATATCCTTTATTTGTTTTTGACTAACATTTGAATTTATTATAGCTTCATAAGTTAGTTTAGACATATTATTAAAAGGAATAGCGTTAACTATTTTAATAACATTCCTTCTAACAATTCGATAGGCTTGAACTTCTTGTCTAAATCGTAGTTTGTCCATCCATTAACGTGTTAAGTGTTGGATCGTTTAAGTTGACAATTCCGGTAGGGATATAAATTTCGTTCATCATCTCATCATCAATTTCCTCGTAGTTGAAAACTTCACGTCTTTCGTTTAATGTTAAAGGAACAGAGTTAACCCATTTAGACATAGTTTCCATGTCCGTTTGCATTTCCGGTAGTTCTGAAATATCCCATTCAATCTCGGCATCTTCATAACCTTTAAACTTTTGGATAAATTCAAGGTTTAAGTATTCAGCCAATAAATATAAATCAGGTTTAATATTATCAGTTACAACTCGCTTTCGTGCTTCGTTCATGGTATCAACACCAAATCCGCTTCCGTTTTTTTCTTCGTTTAACAAATCAACATTCCAGTTAAGGCAATTTGCTAAAGTTCTTCTATCATAACTTAAATAGTCAAAAGGCTTAAGTTCATCGGTAGTTAATGAAATTCGTGTAAATCCTAATTTTGCACTTGCTCCGGCAATGTTTGAAAGTCTTGTGCTATCATTATCCATTTCAACAAGTCTATCCTTTAAAGATTGGCCTTGTTCTGCTGTTAATGGTGTTGCTCCATCACCAGCGTGAATGAATCCATAAACTCCGCTGTTAAGCATTGTTTTAGCATTGTTATCAATTCCGTTATTAGAACTATTTATATTTCTAATTGCGGCCATTAATTCACTATAACCGTAAAGGTGTGATCCACTTTGATCATAAAACGGATTTGAACGTTTTATATGGATTATATCAGCAGCTTCAAATTTTATTAATTGATTACCCTGTTGCATAATATAATAGTCAATCGGGTTTTCAACACTCATTAAGGCTGCATTTGGTTTTAAGACTATTTGCATCCAATGAGAAGGAAGGATATAAAGTTGTAATGGTTTACCGGCGTTTGCTCCTTCGCTAACTGTTTGTTTATATAAATAAACATTACCGCAAACTTTAAGATAAACTTTATAAATGAAAAATATATCGTTCCAACTTTGGTTAACATTAGGTCGTTCCAATGGCATTGGCAACTCGCTATCCGTTTCGTAAGCTTTGCGTTTAAGTTTATTAATTGCTAACTTCTGTTGAAATGTTGGATTATTAGGATATCTTTTTAACTTTTTATAGGCATCTTTATCGTCAATTTTTTTAACGTAATAAGGAACTGATGTTGTTTTTGATGCTTGTTGATTTACTATTGCATTAACATCAGGATTCTCACCGTAACCTTTTGTAATTAAAGTTTCTAAAGTAGTATTATAAGTAGAAGTAAGACCTCCGACTAATCTATAAATGCTTTCGTTAAATAGGTTTTTATTTGCACCTGTTAAGACATCCCAAGCTAAAGCGATTCTATTTTTTACCATTGGTATTGTTTATATCCACAAATGTAATAAAATTTATTTAGAATGATTATAAACAAAGAATATTTTTTACTACATTTGTAGTAATTAAAACAAAATTTAATGGATTTCTACAATGGCAATGATAGGATTTTGTATATTAAACAACAAGGGAACTGGTTACCAATTGGTTGTTTAACAAGTAATTCCATTTCTGAAAATGCCGAAATGCTATCTACAACTACAAGAGATAACAATGGATGGAATACTTCAAGACCTATGATGCAAGGCTATAGTATTTCATTTGAAGGAATACAAATCAACACAGTTGTTGCAGGTGGAACTTTTACGGTTGCATCTTACGATAAACTAAAATTGTTAAAGCGTTCAAAAATATTATTAGATTGGAAAATTCAAGGCGCAACATTTCCTACAGTTGATTATGGTAAATGCTATATAACGGAACTTTCTGAAGCTTCGGCAGTTGATGACTTTTTGACCTTTAGTGGATCAATGATTGGTTATGGCATACCACAAACAAGAGGATTAGGTGAATTTGTATTAAATGATGGTGATCCGGATGTAATACTGACAACGAATACAGATGCAAATTATATAATTAAAACAAAAGAGTAATGGCAATAAATCCATCAGAAATAACCACAATTCGTGTTGGTGAGTTACCAATAGGAACAATTCAATTAACTTCTAAAATAGCAGTTGAAAACGGAACTGATTTAGAGCAAATAGATGGCCAAGATTTAGTTGATTTTATAAATATAAACGCTAACGCTTTTCAATTTGAGATTAATGATTTATGGGTTTCACAAGCTTATATTGATGACAATTTTGATGACACAGGATTAGGAATTGAATTGTGCGAAGGTTATGCCATTTGTAATGGTCAAAACGGAACTCCAAATTTAGATGGTTTAGTAAGTATTGGTTATGGAAATAATTACAATGTTATTAAAGCCATTGGCGGAAGTAAAAATGCAGTTGTAGTTGAACACACTCATAATGTACAAGTATTAGGTGGTGTTGCTGGAGATAATTTTGCAACTTTTAATGATGGAACAGGAACAGGTAGAACTTATGTAACTGAATCAACTGGAGTTAGTGGTGTTAATAAAAATATGCAACCTTACATGGTATTATTAAAAATAATGAAATTATAAAAATATGGCAATAAATCCCGAATTAATTACAACGATTAGAGTTGATCAACTACCGGATGAAACATTAAGTTTAACAAATTTAATTCCACATTCCGTAGGAACTGAATTAAAATCTGCTACTGTACAAGAATTAGTTGATTTAGTTGCTACTTCTATTGGCGTAAGTGGTGGTGTTGGTTATATAGCTATATCAGTTACCGATGGTCAACAATTGCCGGATGTTCCAGAATCACCAAGTTTCTTTTTATGCGGTGCAGGAACTTTTTTAAATGTTAATGGTTATCCGGATGTTATTTGCACCGAAAATTTAAATGCGGTTATGTCATTAACTGACCATTGGGAGTTAGCAGTTGAAATTCCTATAAATCCTTTAAGCGGAACAGTTCAAAGTGTAACTGGAAGTGCAGTTGACAATACTGATCCTTTAAATCCTGTAATCAATTCAACCGGTGGCACTCCAACGCTTCAAGAAGTTTTGGATAACAATCACGATTTAGTTGATGGTAATTTTTATGCAGGAACAGATGCAGGTTTAAATAATACAGGAGAAGCTGTAATTGGAATAGGAAGTGCAGCAGCAAAAGAAAATACAGCTGATTTTGTAAATGCGTTTGGTCAAGAAACTGCCAAAAACAATATAGGAACTCTTGTAAATGCTATTGGTCAAGGAGCAGCAGTTGAAAATCAAGGAAATGATTTAAATGCTTTAGGTACATCAGCAGCGGTTTCAAATGAAGGAAATGATGTAAATGCTTTAGGTTGGAATGCGGGTATATATAATACTTTTGATAACGTAAATTTACTTGGAAGGTCTGCAAATGCTGATGAAAATGGGCAAACAGTATTATCAAAAAATGGTACTATTATGGCTCGTATTTCAACTACTGATTTAACAGATAGTAGAAAATATACTTTACCTGATGCTGATGGAACAATAGCTTTAACTTCTGATATACCCGCAGCAGGAGTTACTTCAGTAGGATTAACTATGCCATCTGCATTTAGTGTTACAAATAGTCCAATTACTTCAAGTGGTGATATAGCTGTAACAGGCGCAGGATCGGTATCTCAATATGTTAGAGGTGATGGTACACTTGCTAATTTCCCAAATTCAACAGGTGGTGGTTCATCTGTTAATTATTACCTTAATGGTTCAGTTTCTCAAGGCACATTTGGTGGTGATACTTATTATCAAATGAGTAAAACACCAATACTTGGTGCAGGTACTAACTTTACAAGAACAAATGGAGCAGGTAATGGATATATTGCATCGTTTATAACTGATGCTGGTGATCCTTCATTTTTGAATATACCTGGGGGAAATTGGAATGTAGAATTTTATTTTCAATCAAGTAGCACAGGCGGAAGTCCTCAGTTTTATGCTGAATTATATAAAGTTGACGCATCAAATAA